AATATTACCTGGTGCCGATAAATCACCAAGTTGATCAAAGGTCCATGTTGGATTAACATTGCCGGTAGTGTTAGTAGCTATAGCAACATAACTGTTGGCAAATATGGCCGCTTCGCCGGTATCATTGAAGTAAGCACCTGTGTTGACTTGAGTAGCGTTACCAGTAATAGTGATTCTCTGATCACCTTGTTCGATAACACCGCTGTTGTTGGTAAAGTTAATTAAATTGGCTAATACAGTGCCACCATATGTGGGCAAATACGCAGCCACATTACTATTACCATATGTCGAGGTAGCTACCACATTGGTTAACAAGCCGCCGTCACCAACAAAGTAACCAGCTGATACATAATTGGCACCGACAATATTGCCAGATGTGCCTGATGTTTTTAAATTTTGTCCAGTAATATTACCTGTAGCACTAATTGTATTGGGATTTAAGTTGCCTGAGTATGTAGGCAAGAATGCTGCAACATTACTATTACCATATGTCGCTGGTAATCCAGTGAGTTGACTACCATTACCCAAGACATAACCTGCTGTTATATTACCAGTGGTGCTGACTGTGTTTGATCCAAATCCAGCCAATAAGGTTACAACATTACTATTACCATATGATTGTGGTAAACCTGTCAACTGGCTACCATTACCCAGGAAGTAACCGCCGGCGATATTACCGGTAACTGATAATACATCAGTGGCTTGATTAAATGTAAATGCAGGTGTGCCACCGAATGCGCCCGAATTGTTATAAACTACCTGTGTGTTGCTGGTAGGTAAGGTTACATTACCGGTGACATTACCAGTGACATTACCAGTGACATTACCAATTAAATTGCCAACAAAGTTTGAGTTGGTGGTAATTGAACCTGCACTGTAGATATAACCATTGACTGTGACATTGCCAGTGGCGCTGATATTATTGGCTAAAATATTATCATTTACAGGAACAGGATTACTTGTGCTATTATATAGACCAGTGTTGTTGTTTGGTGGGATTGTTGTGGACATTCTTATTCCTTATTTGACCGCATATTGACGATCGCGTCGTGGTTGCCATACCGATACTAATCTGGTATTGCCTCCTGACCATTTGGCCAAATTGTTTTGATTTTCTACTGTTTCCCATGCGAGATCAAATTTCGCTTTGTAAATTTGTGCATCATCGCCGCTGTGTCGCTTGACATAGTATTCATGTAAGCTACCATAGATATAACCTTCTGGCCATGTTTGCAGCACAGGATTAGTCTGCACAGTTTCACCAGGTGTGCCACCTGAGACCGGCGTAAACAACAAGTTCCACGCACGATAATAATACATGTTTAATATTTGTCCTTCGCCTACATAAGGAAGGAATTGGTAGTTACTGCCTACTTCACTAAACTTACCACGGATAACCATTGGCACATTGACAGGACTTAGATATAACTGGGCAATAAGACCTTGTGTGATAATATCACGATCACCAATACGATCATACACTACCCATGGGCCTGTGTTGTTTGGTTGACCTGATGTGCCTTGTTGGAAGAATAAGATCGGCTTATTCATATCAGTCGGAATAGGCATAAGTTGATTAGCACCTACTGTGCCGAATGTGGTATAAGGATCAGTTCTCAATGCTGGTAATTCGATATTACGCATCAACAATTCAGCTTGGAATATGCACTGTTTGATTTCTGTGTCATCACTTGAGCCAGTAAAATCTTTAAGATAACTGACTAGTGTGTCTGCGTCTGGGATGATATACATAGGTTAAAGACCTTTAAAGAATTTCTGTTCGCCAGCTCTATTTGGATATGGAACATCTACTGGTATAGGTAAGCGTCCGCCTGGGAAAGTTACGAAAGCTGGATACTCTTGTTGCACTACACGATAGAACTGTGCTTTTAGTGTGCGATCATGTTTGATTACGGCCCATGGCATACCACCAAAGTATTGATCGCTTATACGGATAGCAATTACATCGGGTAAATCCATCCATTTATAAGTTAACTTACCATCTGGACCCAATGGTGCCAGGGGATCTGGCAGGCCTGCTTCGGCAGCACGACGATATTCGGCTGCTCTCAATTTAATTGCATCCACATTCATCTGTTCGCGTGTGATATAGAACTTGCCATTTTCGCGTCCAGTGGTTATTTTGATGTTCTTACTACCATTCCAATCGGTTCTAGTCCAATTACCCTTCATTGCATTGTAGAGTTTGTCGTTTTTAAGCAACTTGTCTGCCATACCATTATGATTAGTAATCATACCGCCTGCGTCTTGCCTTAGGAAATTAAGGTCTGTGTTTACATCATCTGTATCGATTCTTTGATTAGGATTTGAGCTCATATTAGTATTTAGCTATGAGTCAAAAAGCCTTGTTATCTACTGTGGATTCGTGTATACTTAAGTTATGAGATATTTGTTATTGGCCCTAGTATTAGTGGGCTGCACTACACCCGTTACTAAATCTCGTTTGGATATGTCCGCATTCCAAGCTGACTGTCGCTTGGCATCATTTCAATTGCGTGAGTTAGAACTTGGGTTAGATGATTACGAACATGCCGAAATAATCAACTACCTCTACTATCAACAGTTAAAGAATAACATCTGGGCTATTAGATCCACTTGCCTAGCTTATCGGTCATAAGAAAGCCCACCTAAGTGGGCTTCCCAACTTATATTAATCTTCGGAATTAATATGTGTTGATGTCGCGAACTACCAATGCGCTTGGACGAGCTGTTGTTGGTGTGTTAGAGCCATTAGGTGTAGAAATGTTGTTTAACATTGCAACGCCTGCTGGGTTACGCACGATCAATGTGCCTTCCATGATGAACTGGTCTAAACTAGCATCCGCATTCGAGAATACTTCGTTGTTAGGACCGAGGTCACGCAAACTACCCCATTGTAGAACTTCTTCATTCAAGAAGTAGATGGAGTTACTTACACCTGCTTGATCCATGATCCAAGAATCAAAGATTTCGTATGTGTAGTTAAAGTCGCCTTCATAAGTCTGAATCGTGTCACCACGCTCAACATTACGACGGTTAATACTTGTGTTACTTGTGCCGATCAAATCACTGATGCTGGTGCGTAGTGATGTTGGAGCAACCATTGTGCGAACTTTAGCATTGTAACGCTCTTCTGCTACAGTAACCAATTGCTTGTAAGTAATTGGGCTGAATGCCTGGTTTGTAAATGTGCCAGTGTAGAAGTTTGTGCCGTTTGCATTGATAATCAAGTTACCTGCATTCTCTGAAGCAGAGTCTGTAGATGCGTTGTTTGTCCATGTGCTAAAGCCTGTTGTATTACCAGATGTTGTATTGAATGACTGTGTTCCTGCGAAACTGCTCAATGATCCCATACGACGACCTGTTTGGCTGTTACCACTGATGCCTTCAGCTGAACCATTTTGACCACCATATTGGGTGCCAATTTGATCATTACGAACTAATTGTTGTTCTACATCGAACATCAATTCGATCAGCTGTTTAACTTCTTGGTATGCCTGTGGATCACCACCGGACTGCATAACTGCACGAGCTGTTCCAGAAGCTGCAATTGTAGTTGCAAAGATCTGTGTGTAGTTCGCTAAGTTGTAACGACTGTTACTTTCAGCTTGGCTTGTAGATACCGGAGCACCTTCAATCCATGCTTGTGTTTGTGGCAAGCGATAGATATCGTTGGTCCACAAAGGTAGCGTAGAGTTAACTTTACGCTTTTTGGTCATGGCCATGTTTAAAACAGGGGTATCGTCTTTAACACGGTTGGATACATCTAAGTCTAAGTCTTTGACAACGATATCTGAGCCGTAAGCTGTAGTTCCGTTACCAATTTGACTCGTGGTTATTTCTGCCATATTATTCTCCTTGAATATTGTATTTGGCTTTGGATTGTCCTGTTACTTGAGCATCTCTTCTTGCTTGGCTCCAAGGACGACCTTTTGGATTTCTGGTGTTACCCAGCATCATAAGGCTTTTCTTTTCACGGGCTTCAGTTGAGTGACAACCTGGATATTTATTGCCCTTTTTGGCAGTAGATTTACCCAAGCGTTGTTTGCT